GCAAATGGAACAAATCCATTTATACAAACTTCAGATGGATTGCCAAGTGAGGGTGTCTTTGGTGGTCATGTTTATAATGGTACGATGGAATTAAATTTTGGTGGTGGAACACCTACATCTATCTCATCAGGAAATGCAGATGATAATGGTTATGGTAATTTTGAATATGACGTTCCTGCGGGATTTTATGCACTTAACACAAAAAACCTAGCGGAGTTTGGATAATGGCTTATACAAGTATAGATGATCCAAGTGGAACAGCATTTAATACTGTTCTTTATACAGGTAATGCTAGTACACGAAGTATTACAGGAGTTGGATTCCAGCCTGATTGGGTATGGATAAAAGTTAGAAACTATGACAATGGACATCAGCTTTTTGATGTTGTAAGAGGTGTAACAAAAAGATTACAAACAGATACAAATGGTGCTGAAGCAACAAGATCAAGCAGTATAACTTCATTTGATAGTGATGGCTTTAGCATGGGTGCTGATGCTCAAATAAATGATACTTCTTCTTATAATTATGTTGCATGGAATTGGAAAGCTGGAACATCATTTAGTAATGATGCAAGTGCCACAAGTGTTGGAAGTATTGATAGTTCTGGAAGCATAAATACTACTGTTGGATTTAGTATTATTACTTATACAGGGACTGGAAGTGCTGCAACTTTTGCCCATGGTTTATCTGCAGTTCCAAAATGTATTTTATTTAAGAAAACAAGTGGTTCTCAAGGGTGGGGAGTTTATCATGATAGTATTGGTAATACAGGTGCTTTATCATTAAATACAACTGATGCAACAGATACAACAGCAAATTATTTTAATAATACTTCCCCTACAAGTTCTGTTGTTACAGTAAACACTAATAATAGTGTAAATAATAGTGGTGGTACAATGATTGCCTACTGCTTCGCAGAAAAAAAAGGCTATTCAAAATTTGGAAAATACACAGGAAATGGAAGTACAGATGGAACCTTTGTACACTTCGGATTTAAACCAGCTGTGGTTATAATTAAAAAATCTAGTGCATCTGGGAATAACTGGAGAATACATGATAATAAAAGAGATGGTTATAATGGTGCTAATAAAGAATTATATGTAAATACTAATGGAACAGAAGGGCCAGATAGATTAGATTTTTTATCTAATGGAATGAAAATTACTACTACTGACGCATCATATAATTCATCAGGTGGAACATACATCTATCTAGCTTTCGCAGAGTCACCATTTGTTAATTCTAATGGTATACCTTGCAATGCAAGATAATTTAACTTATAAGGAGATATAATGGCATATATAGGAAAACAACCAATAGTCGGAAATTTTCAAGTCTGTGATGCGATATCGGTAGTAAACGGACAGGCAGCATATACTATGCAAGTTAACTCTGCTAATGTGGAGCCAGAGAATGCTAATCATATGCTGGTTAGTTTGAATGGTATCCTACAAAAACCAGGTAGTTCTTTTACTATCTCTGGTGCAACAATCACTTTTGCTAGTAACTTAGCAACAGGTGATGTTATAGATTTTATAATTTTGCTTGGTGATACTTTAAACGTGGGTACGCCCTCAGATGATTCTGTAGGTGCTGCTCAAATCGCTGACGATGCAATCAGTGATGAACATTTAGATGTAACGGCGATCACAGGACAAACGGCAGAAACATCAGTAGCTGATGATGATTTAGTTTTAGTATCAGATACCTCTGCTAGTGCAGCATTAAGAAAAATGACAGTATCAAATTTAGTTGCTAACGCTGGTGGAAACACTCCTGGTTTTCAAGCATATGCAAGTTCAGATCAAACAGGAGTATCAGATAGCACATGGACTAAAGTTAATCTTGGTGCTGAAATTTATGATAGTGATAATAAATTTGGCACTACCAGTAGTAGATTCACACCAACTGTTGCTGGATATTATCATTGTTTTGCATCTGTTTTTATTGATGGAGCAACTGATAACGTACAAGATCATCAAATATCAATTTATAAAAATGGATCAAGTTTTTTAGTTAATGTTTTTGACGATGGGAGTGATGAAATAGTTAGACAAAATTTAGTTGTTGCTGGTACAATATATTTAGATGCTGATGATTACATTGAATTGTATGCTTTTGCTGATGTTGCTAGTGGAACTGCCACTTTTGTAGGATCATCAATATTACAAACACACATGGGGGCTTTTAAAGTAGCATAATATGGCAACACTTAATAGAAAAATAAAAGAATATTTAAAAGATAATAATAAAACATATGAAGAAGAACGAAAAAATTATGTTCTTCAAAATGATGGTTCAGGTGATTATATTAAATCATGGAATGTAACGGGATTAGCCAAACCTAATGATAGTCAAATAGCATCATATGAAACAACTGCTAATAATTCTGAAACTTTGAATGTTATTTTAAGAAAAAGAAAAAAATTATATGGTAGTTGGGAAAGTCAACTTGAAGAAATTAATGAACAAGGTCTTGATGCTTGGAAAGAAAGAATAGCAAAAATAAAAGCAGATAATCCAAAGGAGTAACACATGTCAATTAATGTGTGCAACAACAACTCCATGTCGGCAATCACGAGTCTACCCAGTGGTGTTGGTGGGGGATCACTAAGTCTTATATCTACTCAAACTGCTAGTTCTAGTTCTACAATAAGTTTTACTAGTGGAATAGATTCCACTTACAAAGAATATATTTTTAAGTTTATTAATATACACCCATCTGGTGATAATGTAGAGTTTCAATTTAATCTGAGTGCAGATAGTGGGAGTAATTATAATGTTACTAAAACTACAACAACTTTTAATTGTCATCATAATGAAAGTGATAGTGCCACTAATCTTTTATATGATACTAATGCTGATATAGCACAAGGAACTGGATTTCAATTATTAGCTGGTGCTTGTGGAGGAGATAATGATCAATGTATTAATGGAGATTTACATTTATTTGATCCATCTAATACTACGTTTGTAAAACACTTCACATCAAGAATAGCTGGTTTTCATGAGGATGATTATGCATTTGATTTTTTTACCGCAGGTTATGGCAATACAACAAGTGCGATAGATGCAGTTCAGTTTAAGTTTGATAGTGGTAATATAGATAGTGGAACAATAAAATTATATGGCGTTAGTTAAATACAACAATAATAGTTTAAGTAGTGTAACAAGTGCTGCTGGTTTTCCTGCTGGTGCTATGACTTTAATATCCACTACTACAGCTAGTAGTGATTCTACAGTAAATATTACAAGTGGAATTGATGATACATATCCTATTTATTTATTTAAATTTATTAATATACACCCATCTGCTAATGGAGAAAAATTCCAAGTTAATTTTAGAGATGGTGGAAGTGCTTATGATGCAACTAAAACAACTACAGCTTTTGAAGCCTATCACAAAGAAGATGGTAGTCAAACAGCATTAACATATCAAACTGGTAATGATTTAGCTGAATCAACATCAGCTCAACATATTTCTGATGGACTAGGTAATGAAAATGATGAAAGCTGTTCAGGAAAAATATTTTTATTTAACCCATCGTCTACAACTTTTGTTAAACATTTTTTAATTGAAGCACAAATGTATAATGGTGGAGATTTTTCAGTTCATGATTTTATAGCTGGTTATTGCAATACAACAGCAGCTATTGATGGAGTTCAATTTAGTATGACATCAGGTAACATAGATGCTGGTACAATAAAACTATATGGGATAAGTGATAGCTAATGAGCATAGTCAAACTAAATAATAGGGGAGTCAGATCAGTAACCGCATTTGGTAGTCTTACCAGTGGCTCCATGACATTTATTAAAAAGTTAACAGCCTCTAGTTCTAGTACTTTAAGTTTTGTTGATGGAAGTAGTGATGTTGTATTAGATAATACTTATAAGGAATATTTATTTACTTTTAAAAATATACATCCAGCTACTGATAATGTTATTTTTGAATTTCAAGGTAATGCTAGTGGTGGTAGTGGTTATAATGAAACTATAACATCAGCAACATTTCAATCATATCATAATGAAGCTGGTAATGTAGCTGAACTTGCATATAGTACATCAGGAGATCAAGCACAGGGTACATCTTTTCAAAGAATAAATGATAGTATTGGTAATGGTAATGATGAAAGTTTATCAGGATTTTTACGTTTATTTAACCCATCAGACACTACATTTGTAAAACATTTTAATGCAGTTAGTGCTAGATATCATCTTTTAGATTATACAAATCAATTTTTTGTTGCTGGATATTTTAATACGACATCAGCTATTGATGAAATACAATTTAAAATGTCTAGTGGAAACATAGACGCTGGAGATATTTGCCTTTACGGAATTAATTAATCATGATAAACAAAAACAAAGGAAAAAACTATGCCAAGATTCCATAATATAAATGGTGAGAGAGTACAATTTACAGCTGCAGAAGAAGCCGCTAGAGATGCTGAAGAACAAGCGTGGGCAGATGGTGCCTTAGGAAGAGCACAAGCTAGTCTTAGATCTAGAAGAAATCAACTTTTAGCTGAGACTGACTTTTATGCTTTATCAGATGTTACTATGTCAGATGACATGAAAACATACAGACAGGAGTTAAGAGACCTGCCTGAAGGTAAAGACACTGTTGAGAAATGTAACAATGTTACGTGGCCTACTAAACCATAGGTAATTTATTATGTTGCAAAAGGTAAAATTTGCACCTGGATTTAACAAACAGGTAACATCGACGGGTGGTGAGAGCCAATGGGTTGATGGAGACAATGTTCGTTTTAGATACGGCACACCTGAAAAAATCGGTGGTTGGTCACAATTAGGTTCTGTTCAAATCACAGGTAGAGCCACAGCCATTCATCACTTTGTAAATACATC